CACGTATACGAAAATGTCAAGGGCGGTGTTGATGTACACAACTTGACTGCTACGATTATAACTGGTAAAGATAAAGAAGATATTACGTCAGAAGAAAGACAAAATGCAAAGGCACATACTTTTGCACCGTTGTATGGTGCTACTGGTATAGGTCTGCCTGAACATGTACACAGATACTATTATCAATTTACAGAAGTGTATCCTGGAATTGGTGAGTGGCATGATAGGTTAGCTCAAGAGGCTTTGAAGTATAAAGTTGTGAGTCTACCTTCTGGTAGGGAATACAGATTTCCCTATGTAAAGAGAACAGCTAGAGGCATTACACATGGGACTAGCGTAAAGAATTATCCTGTACAGGGGTTTGCGACAGCAGATTTACTTCCGTCTGCTCTAGTGCTTACCTTCGAGGAGTTTAAGAAAAAGAAACTTAAATCCTTGCTTTGTAATACAGTACATGATAGTATAGTGGTGGATGTACATCCTGATGAAGAGGATCAAGTAATTGAGACTGTCAAAGAATGTATGCTCTCCATCCCTCAGCAAGCCAAGAGAAGATGGGGCATTGAGTATGATATGCCTGTAGGCATTGAGATTAAAATCGGAAGCAACTGGCTAGATACTAAAGAAATTTTTTCTAATTAATGCTTGCAATTAATTTAGTTCTAGTATACAATAATAAGATTGTGCAACTCATAAGGAGTAATATATGACACAACTAGCGACTATCGAGAATACAGACCTCGTAATTCCAGATAATCTGGATAAATTGTCTGTAGATGAACTAGCAAATCTACTTGGTCAAAGGGATGGGATGGAGTCTCAGTCCTCTGGCGATTCGTTTGCTAGATTATCAATTAACCACTCACCAGAAGATGATGCAGGTAACACATTACCTAGAGGTCACTTCGCATTATATAATCCAAACACCAAAGAAAAAGTTTTTGGTAAAGATGTGACTTTAAGAGTTTTCGTGAGAAGGTTTATGTACAGCCTATGGGACAATGAGCAGGGTGCATATTCTGTTCGTAGTACTCAGCAAGCTAAACTTAATGATGTCTTCCCAGATAACGAAGGCGGATATAAGTGTGGTAAACTAACTCGTAAAGAAATAGAAGAGTTAGGTTCTGATTCTCCAGAAGCTGCTGCATCTGCTATGGTTAAATGTAATCAAGTACTATACGGATTAGTATCTATTGCTGATGGTAAAACTGCAACAGGTGAAGATGCTCCTGTAACAGATGTGCCAGTAGTATTCTATGCTAAGGGGGCAAGCTTTACTCCTATATCTCAATTCTTTAAAGATGTAGATAGTAAAAACCTACTTACTTGGAATGTTGTAGCAAAGATGAAATCTGTACGTCATAAGAATGGTGCGACTATCTATTATTCTAGTGACATGTCTATATCTGATACAGTGGATTTCTCGAAAGAAGACAAAGAACTTTTAAAGAGCTTTGCTGATTCGATTAATTCCTATAATCTCCGTGTATCAGGTGAGCACACTGAAGCTCAAAGTGGCTTAGGTGTGGAAGATGCTATCGACCTTGCTGCTGTCGAGGCATAAATGAACTCTATTCAAATACTCATACAAGATTATTTGAAGAGAGGGATCAAGGGGGAGGCAGAAATGCCTTCCTCTCTGGTTCAAGAGTTTAAAGATTCTTGTGGTCAAGCACTAGAAAAACAATTTTCTAGAGAACCAAGAGAACATAAACTACGTTTGTCTGCATTAGGCAAACCTCTATGTCAACAACAATCAGAAAAGCTAGGCATTGAACAGGAGTTTAGTTACAATGCAATTATGCGTTTCTTACTAGGAGACTTAGTAGAAGCTGCTTTAGTAGCAGTTATGAAAGCATCTGGAATAGATGTGCAAGATGAACAAAAGAAAACAAAAATTAATTTAGATGATACAGATATAAATGGCACCTTAGATATTATAATAGATGATAAGGTATATGATATTAAATCTGCCAGTCCCTATGCTTTCCAGAATAAGTTTGGAAAGTTCGGTGGCTACTCTAAGGTAAAAGAAGATGATCCTTTTGGGTACGTAGTCCAAGGTTATGCCTACGCTGAAGGTGTAGACAAGCCATTTGGAGGGTGGATCGTTGTAGATAAATCGTCAGGTGAGGTCACGGTTTGTGAAGCTCCAGACATTCAAGAGCAAGAAAAGAAAGATGCCTTAGAGTCAGCCACTGTTAATGTACGTAAGCTAAAGAAAACAAAACGAGTAGAAAAACAATTTAAGCCTACAGATGAGATAGATAAAGGTGAGCCTAATGGTAACAAGCTTTTACCTAGAGAGTGTGGTTTCTGTGGGTTTAGGCATAACTGTTGGTCTAAAGCAAAATACATACCTAAGCAAACATCTAGGGCAAAGAATCCTCCGTATGCATGGTACACTAAGGTAGTTACAGATGCCCATTCTTAAAACTTACAATCTTTCTGTAGCAGACTTTACAGAAAATAAAAATGTACATTATCTATATCCTGATAACTGGAGTCACCAGAAAGGGTCAGACATAATAAAAATACTTAGAGATAGTGATTTTGGTATACCATTGTATGTAGGCTTATCTCCTCTAAAACCTTTTGATGAGTCAAGAGGTATGAATGAACTGGATCAGAGTTTAGAAAAGGTACGTAACATTCTTTTACAGAAAGGTATAGTTATAGTTTTAATAAATGAGTTTTATGAAGCTATAGACTATGATAACGGTGAGCCTTACGAAAAAGAAATAATAGATAATGTGTTAGAATTACTAGATATAGGATGCCCTAAAGATGTTGAAATTACCGTATAGATCAAAGTTTGAAATAAGAATCGCTGCAGACTTAGGTAAGAAAAAGATAGAGTTTGATTACGAACCTAAAACTTTTACATATGTACCTAAGATAAGATCATATACTCCTGACTTTTATATAAAAGAAAAAGACTTTTACATTGAGGCTAAAGGTAGGCTTACAACAAACGACAGGGTAAAACACCTTATGATAAAAGAACAATGGCAAGATTTAGATGTAAGGTTTATATTTGTACAGGCAGATAATAAAATATTAAAAGGTTCAAAAACTACATATGCAGATTGGTGTGATAGGCATGGTTTTCTTTGGGCACAAGGAACTATACCTAAGGAGTGGATGGATGACTGATGATATAACTATTACGTTTGAAGATGATGATAGAGTAAAAAAATTTGTAGATGCACTTGATTTAAAAGAAGGTTATCTATATATTGTATTAAAACCAGAAGATAATGGTTTTGAAATACTAGGTGCAGATAAACTTCCAGGCGATGTTGCAGAAGGTGCTGCAACTAAGATGTACATATTATTTTCAGGTCTTATGAGTTTAGCTACAGAACAACAAGACTTAGTTATGGAAGCAGGTAATTATGCTATACACAGAGAGTTAGATAGAAAAAGAAAAAAAGAAGCAGAAAGTAAAGGAGAAAATGTAATTGCTTTTCCGAGGAAAGAGGATGTTTAAATATAACGAAAAGAATTTAATTAAACAAATTCTAGTGTACATAATAAACACCTACACACAGCATTATTCTAAAAATAATCTGCAGGCTACTGAGGTAATTATAGACTCAGGGTACGGTAAAGGTTTTTGTATCGGTAATGTGCTTAAGTATGCACAACGATATGGAAAGAAAGGAAGTCACGAAGATCAAAGAAAAGACTTGCTTAAATTAATACATTATGCTATTATAGCATTGTTTATTCACGATGAAGAAGGAGTTAGTGATGAGTAAAGAAGAAGTAAAAAAAGAAAGAGCACGTAAGGAGGATGGCACATTTCAAGCTGATGACCCTAATACACCAGACCAGAATGAAGCTTTTATACCTGTAAGGTTCTATCTTATGCAAGACCAACTAGCTAACACTATCTTACAGAAGTTAGCAACCTTACCCTACGGTGAAGTAAGTGAAATGCTTAATAGTCTTCGAGCTATGCAACATGTCTTAGTTGACCCAACCACAAGAAAAGTATTGGATCAGTCCGTTGCAGAACCAAAAGAAGAATAGAGCTATACTTGCACAGTTAACTGTAGAGTTAAGTCAGGATGGGAAAGTGTATCTAGAGAATCAAACTCTTGATCCTAAGCTTTTTAGACAGGCGATGGATGATTGGAATGATACTTATGAAGGTACACTAACTCTAACTAACCTTTTACACGAATTAAAACGTGAAATAGAGCTTTTACAAGATAAAATACCCTCATTCCTTAAATAAAGCCCATAGAAGCTCATACAGCAAAAGTTGTTGTTTTTGGATGTTTACTATTTGGTAAGTATGAAAAGGGTCTTAGAAACGATTCTGAGGAACTTTTTTTTACAGAACCTGTGATAAACAGATAATTATTACTAAATATGATGCTACGTGCACAATGTCTTCCATAATATACTCCTAGGCATGGAAAGGTTAATTATACCTATAGTATACACACAAAACACAGATTTGTCCAATCAATAGTTGTGATGAAAACTATTTATAATGTAAATACTAGTTAGCTAGAGGGTTGTCATTGTTACCAATATTGTCAACTCTACCTTCAACTCTATCTAATCTTTTCTCAAGGTTTTCTACTTTAGTTTCTAAAGGTGCAATATTAACAGTCTTAAACTTTCTTTTCTCTATATTATCAAGACGTAAGTTAAATTGTCCCCAGGTGTAGAAGCCCCCTCCGATTGCGGTGATGACCCCCACTATGGTGACCCACTGCTGTAGCTTTGGTAATATGTTTTTCATATTGTTCTCCTTAATTTACCAGTGTCTAATAACACCTGCTATTATAAAAAAACAAGTAAGCCATCCTAAGACCCTATCTGTTTTTAATATAAATCTTTTTATTAAATGCATTATTTTTTGCCTACGTAAAGACCAAACCAAGCTGCTCCTGCACCTACTATCACAGATACAAAAGCTGATTGTGCATTGGTAGGGTCTGGTAAAGTCATAAACCAATCACATGTTTTGTAGAACATAATACCGTATAAAGTAATAAGTATTCTTGGAAAGATTCTCCATTTATCAAAACCTTCTGGATTGTTATACCAAGACTTTCTTTCGACTTCTACTACTTTTACTTCTTCTGCCATACTATCTCCTATCTATAAAAAATTCTGTAGACTGTCCACCTGTCATGTTTTGTAAGGTGTTCATACTATCAGATACCATAAAACTATACCCTGCATTATCTTCTAGCGTTACACTTGCGTATATCACAGTTGGTGTATACCAGTTTGTTTGATCTGTTATGTTAGTAGAAGTATAGTCAGAGAAGTTGGGTACGTAGTTCATGTAGGCAATTAGATTAGATTGTCCTTGAGAATCATATTGTCCAGACTCCTCTTGTTGTGCTTGTGATTGTTCTTGTTGTGCTCTTATGTTGTTGGCTACTATCTCCTCTGCTATCTGTTCTGCTTCAGATGATGTAACCATAGTGCTTGTAACACTTTGTATTTGGTTTTCCATAGACGTAACTTGTACCTCAGCCATCATTACGGATGGTGTGTTATCCATTGTAGGCACTGGCAATATCTCTATAGATTGTAAAACGTTGTTTGTTTGTACTTGTGCAGATGCTACTTGATCTGAAATACTAGGAGAGCTAGATATAGATGTGCCACCTGAGCCTCCTGATACTGCAGAAGCTGTAGTGCTAGATGTACTAGAAGAGTTGCTACCTGCATAACTGTTAGCTATAGAATTACTAACTACAGAGTTTACATTTGTATTAGATACTACATCCCTACGTCTAGTTCTTCGTTCAGGTCTATCTCCTGACTCTTCAGCAAGTTCTTCACCAATCTCCTCTTCTTTAAATTCTTCTTCATATTCTTCTTCAAACTCTTCTTCCGTTTC